GATCTGATAGACTCAACGTCAGACCAGACACGATCTTCAGAGATAGCCTGCATAAATAACAAGTGCAGTGCAGGATTTGTCGCCGCCATAGTAGAGGTACCCATTTTCGAGAGAAAAGAGGTATCGCTAGTACCTATGTTGGCTCCGTTACCAACGTTAAAGCCATCAGTGACCCGAGCGTTAGAGAGAATAAACTCTCCAACATCGGGAAAGAAGAAGTCATAAAGAAACTTCTTTGCTTCACCAATAGCAATAGCTTCAGCTTCGGTCATACTGTATGTGCCAGGCTTAAACTCCCTGCACGCCTCATTTATTTCAAGAAACAAATGAAGCGCTCGTGTATCAGCATCAGCTGCCTTCTTACCCTCGTATTTCTTGAGGATAGAACGTCGCAAATGCTGCATAGCGAATTGCCGAGAGCCAATGCCAGGGTAGGGGTTAATCGCCCCATCCCATCCAGCATGATACAAATCTGCATCGAGCAGAACCGGTAAATTGCTAGCGTAATCACGCATAGCCCCTCCAGAATGAACCGCAACTCCAATTCGATGAGACGCTGGTATGTGGTTTTAAGACATACCGGACATCCGGTCTTCCAAATCAACCTCAGATGATGCCTGTGACACACGTGTCACCAGCACCGGCCGATTGTTGAGAAAGAGCACCGATATGAGCCGAGAGCGCCGCACGGATATTAGCGGGATCCGCAGTGTCCGACCCTGCAGGCACGTCAATAATTGTCGTGATCTGAAGAGTCGCATACGGTTGGGCCGCCAATGGGAGAACACCCTTTCGAGTGATCAACTTGAAGGAATTACGCGGAACATCCTTTACTAGACCCGTCGTAGGATTAGGCTTTCCAAGATAGCGGAAAACCTTAGGCCTAACAAAGGTCACGGTGAAGGGCGATGCAACTGAGTGCGTAGTTACGCCAGTCTGCGTCCCACCTACTGCAGTGACGGCGACTTGTTTCCCATTATTATCTGGGGCATTGTCGGTAGTCAAAGTATAAGTTGGAGACGTAAAACCGGTTTGCGCAGCTCCGGTGACCGGAGACGTTAGCGTAAACGACATTGATTACTCCTTAAATATCTTTAGCGTCAAAAACGCTTCCGATATGATTGGGAATGTAAGGATCGAGCCTGACCCAGAAGGGCAGCAATATTGCCTAGCTGGCCGTCCGACAGATCAGATGAGAGCTGAAAACGAGGGAGAGAAATCCCAGAGTTTGCAGATCTTGACACTACCTTACGTTTAAGAACAAATTCACCAGGATCGCCTGAACCGCTTGTCCGGAATGAACCAC